CCCGGTGACTGAGCCGGGCAGTTGATGGGCGGGCGCAAACCCGGCCGCCGTCCTAGCGGTTTTTCACCCCAGCAACTGCCCGGCACCCGAGTGAAAACGGAGTCCGGCGCGAGAACTAGGACCGAATACATGCTCGAAGCTCAGCAACCCCATGCCTTGGCCGTTTTGCCCTTCGTCGTCATCGAAGATGGGCGGCCGGTTACTCTTTGGCAGGCGAGATCAACGGGCGATTACGCTGCCGACAACGCCGTCGGCGCCGCACACGCCGACGCACTAGCCGCCCACATGTCCGCGACTGATAACCCGACCCTACTAGGCATGGTCGCTCGCAACATCCCCGATCAAGATGCCTGGACGGGTGTCGAAGTCGGCTTTTTTCACCGTCTCGCAGAGCTAATGCAGGGATCCCAATGGAAAGCTCAACTCGCCTGATCCGATTGCCGGAGGTGGCTGATCGCGTCGGTCTTTCAAAGCGAGAAGTCTATCGCCGCATCCAACAAGGGCGCTTTCCACGTGGGCGCCGCATCAGCCACAAAGTTTCCGTCTGGATTGAAGCCGACGTCACAGCATGGATCGCTGACGCACTAGATATTGGGAACGAAGACAGAACATTTCTTCGTTAATCCACCGGTTTGGCGGCACCGAAGCGGATTTCCCTCTTTCACGGACCGCGAAGCGTGGGATGGTGTTGATGCCGCTGTGATCGCAGGTCGCCCTGTCGCCGGAAGTTCCGACGACAGGGCATCTTGGTCCACGATGCAGCGGATGGCTCCGCAGCGGACGGCAGGGAGAAGGTTGAAGCGCTCCCTGCCGTCTAGGACGGTGCACTGCACCGGCCCGGTGATCAAGCAGATCGTGGTCACAGTGACCTAGAACAGTGGAAAAAGCGCACGCCGTGCGCGCGCTGCTGTGAATTCACGGCGCGCAAAGGGCCAAGGATACCGCACCGGCTAGGGCCGGCGCCCCTTCATTCGGATAACCGATGGGATCACCTTCACCAGGTTCTCAAGTCGAGCAAGCGCTCCGTCATCAGATGACCGATCGTGCAGCCACTCTTCAGCGGCACGGCAAACCAGCTCGACGAACATCTCCACTGAGATGTTCAAAGTACGCGTTTGCTCATCTAGCCCGAACCGCCATGCTGAAGGGGGTCCGATAAATCGAATACGGTTCATCACCCGGTCCGGGTTCTCGAGGCGGTCCGTTCCCGCATGCAGATAGGCATTCCGCAAAGCCCAAGCGTCGCGACCAGGGAGATAGGTATGCGCCACCCAGTCCTCATCGGGATCCGGCCGAACCCAGAATGAGGGTGCGATATAGTGATCCCACCAACGGATATAGCGTGCGCGGGATTTTCCGATGCCTGGATCGTCTACGGAGGCACATATATCCGGGAATGTGAGAACCATTGGCAGCGCCGCGTACCAATTATCAGCAGCCGCGGCCTCACGGGCGGCCGCGATGAAGTCGCGAAGGTCTCCCGGGTGCTCGCTCAAGCCTTCTTTAGCACTTTAAATATGATCCGGATCACGCGGATGTACAAAGCCAGACCGACGACTGCTGTGGCAACCCAAAGCGCTTTATAAGCTATCACGCCTCGGATTTCCCAATCGTCTGGTCCGATGCTTTTCCAGTCAATGAAGAAACCTAGCGTCACGACTACTAGGAAGAATAGGCCGACATATATCGCGGACCGTATGTAATCCATAAGCTGGACGGAATAACCTAGCGTCTGGATCTTCTTGTAAGTTGGTGAACTAGAGATCGACATGATGATTGCTTTTGCCGTCGCCAGAAAACCAACTAGAACTGATGCGAAGGTGCCCGAAGCCCCCAACAACCCTGCCGGGTCAGCGGGGAACGCCCCGTTCAAAATTCGCCACCAAACGATCACGACGACTGCGCCGATTACGTAAGGTCCGATCCGCTCTCTGAAGGCGGACGTCATTCGCCAACCGGAAGCTGATCTGTCTCAGTCCAGAGCTGCAGTGTTGACCGGAGTGCCTCCCATCGATCCTCGCGGGCGTACCGTTCACCTCGGGCAATGCGGAGGGGCACATCGCGCGAAAGCTGCTCTTCGATAAGGTCGATTTCTTCGATAGGTTCTCGAGGGGCCACCCGGCCTTTGACAACAGCCTTCTGAACGCTGTCTCCCAGCCGTCGGATGTCAGTAAGCAAACCTTCAACGCCTTGATCGCCCAACGCGCTGTTGCGTGGCGCCGCCGCCTTGAAGCTGAGGGTCACAGTTTCGGTCCCTTCGGGTACAACGTGATCGATGATCTGCCCAAGCGCTCGGCCACGGATGAAGTCATGCTGTGTGGCCCCAGGCACGTTGATTTGGACGGAGACCTCTCGATAAATCCCAAGTTCGCGAAGGCGATCATACCCGTCCGGATTAAGATGCATCCCCCAAGTGAATCCAAACCGATCAGGATCGATACCGTCTGCAACGCGAGCGCCCGCCACGGCCATGTCTGCTGATCTTAAATATTCTTCGATGGCACTCACCTTCGGGCCGTGATGGTTATATTGCACCGCTGCATAGCCAGTTTGCATATCGACAACGACAGCGGTGTCTTCTCCGAAGTGCTCGCCTTCAGCCAAATCGATATCTCGTATCGGTTGGTCAGGAGCCATCCTCCCCGGCCCATGCCCTATGCGTCGGTGGGCGAAGTCCAGCCAGAGAATGCGTTCACCGACCCGTATGTCCTCAAGGCGGATATCGAACCGACCACCAAACTGACGACCAGGCAGGGGCCGCTCGGCGATCCACCCGGCAACCTCCGCTAATGGCCGCGCTCCTAGCTGATGGACTCTGTACGCTTTGATCTTCATCGATTCCCTCCCGAGCTGAGAGGTTTGCTATCCTGCGATGTGGTCAGTCAATAACCGAGGTACGTCAAACCCGGTCGCAGGTTACCGCCACCGATCAATCCATTTTGGCTGTGATTGATTAGGGGGCGATTTCGGACGTTCAACCCGCGACGACAATTCCTCTGCACGATGGTCTAGATTTACGTTGACCAAATGGCGCGCTGCCCAGGCGTAGACCGCGCCGTCCAGGGTTTCGGCGCGCTTGCCCTTGATACGTTCGAACCGAACTTCCGACCGGCCGCGCGACATACGAACGACGCGCCGTTCTGAGGTGAGTTGCTCGAAGAAGACGGGCCCTAGCGCCTCGGAAAATCTGACGCCCTGCCCTCGCTCCAGTCGTGCAAAGAGCGCGGATTTCACGGCGTCGACGCCGACAAGCCAAAGTGGGTGCCCCCCACTCTTCGATTTCTCGATGAATGGCCTGGTGAAACCGGGCAGGCCTTTGATGCTGACGATGCGCCGGGCAAACCGTGAGCGGGTGAAGCCGTGCACGATCTCGACGTGGCCGCCCGAGCCGGAGTCGATCACGGCGGCGTCCACTCGGATAGTGCCGCCGTTCGGATGAGACCAGGTCGAACGCAGCATGGCGTCGAGATCCGCCCAAACTGACTCGCCATCGACAGGGCCAATGAAGATCTCATGGGCGAGGAGGTAAATGTCCGTTCGCCCATGCCCCATGACCACCGCTTCCAGTCTATCATTTTGGACATCCACCCCCACGGTGATGAACCGGACATCAGCGGGAAGCGCGGCCAGGCTGAAGGGCTCTCGCCGTCCGCACAACTCATCCTCATCAAGGGCGTCACCCTCGATCTGCCATGGCTCCGCAAGCACGGTGTTGACGAACGCTTGCAGCGTCTCAGGGCTCTTCTTTGCCTCCAGGAACTCAGCAACGAGGACGGACCACCGGTGCGCGTAGTGCGGCGAGTTCAACGCGTTGATCCTGAAACCGGCGTGACCTTTCACCTCCGGCGCCGTCGCGCGCCACCGGCCGGCCGCCACCATCGCAGCCTTGGCGCGCTCATCCACCACGCAGCCTGACAGCGGACAGACCCAGTGCGCGGAAGCAGGATCTCCCTCATCCCACTCGATGTCCTCACACTTAATCTCGGAAAACTCGCCGCACGACGGGCATGGCACTTCGTAGATGCGTTGATCTGATTGGCGATAGGCGCGCGTGATCGGACCCGAGTCGAACACTGGCGTGCTGCCCGCGATGATCTTGCGGTTTCGGCCGAAGGTTTTGGTCCGGGTTTCGGCGAGCGCGATGGGATCGCCCTCGTCAGTCATCTCATAACCGTCGATCTCATCCATCGCCAGGATCCGCACGGTGTGACCACGAAGGTTCCGCGCGGCCCTCGCACCCACGAACTTCAGCGATCCACCGGGAAACCGGCGGTCGTACATCGTGCTGCGGTCCGCTGAATCTTCCGAGGTCAGCATTCCACGCAGCGCGGGCGACGCATCAAACACTTCCTCAAGATCGACGGCGAACCGCCTGGCGTCGTCGGAAGTCGGTTGAAGCGACATGATGAGCGTGGGGGCGTTCGCGACGTAGTTGGCGATGACTCCCTGGATCAAGGCTGTGTATCCAATGCGAGCGGACTTCAGAACGGACACCCGTTCAATCTCGGGATCATCCAGGGCGTCGCAAATGCCCCGCTGATATGCCCATAGCCGCATCCGGCCCGGCAACGCGGACGCCGAGTCGGGCAGATAGATGGTTTGTTCGATCCAATCAGCCGTACTGATCATCGGCGGCGGACGGAGAAGCGTGAGCGTGTCAGAACGCAGACGCACCAGGGTTTCACTTGTCATCGGCCATGCCCTCCAGCGCTGAGTGGATTTCGCGATCGATTATGCTGATGTCGTGGGGCGTGAGCGCCGGCAGTACGGCGCCGACACGGGCTGAAACGGCGAGCATGCCAGCGCGAACATCGCGGACGACGCCGCCCCATTCCTGTTTGACGGCTGCGACGGAAACCAACTCGCCACGGAGCGCTGCGTTTTGCAGCTCGATCTTCTCGGCTGCTGCCCGTTCTTTCCGGACCCGCTCAATCTTCAGTTCGTCTGTTTGCCCCTGAGCGACGGCCCGCTCTCGGAGGTGCTTGCAGTAGGATTGAACTTCGTCAGGCAGAAGAAAACCGAGCCGCCGATTTCGTGTGGTTTTGTGCAGCACGCCATCGCGCACTAGGTCACGGACGCGGCGCGATGTGACCCCGATCAGCGCCGAAAACTCGGCCTCCGAAATCCAGCCCTCTGACAAGGTCGAAGGGGCGGATGGCTCCACGGTGCGGAGCGCCTCGCCAATGCCGCTCAGCGGAGCGGAAACCGGGTCTATTGGCGGTGCCAGAAGGTCGATCTCATCATCCACCAGCATGGGAAGCCTCGAATGAAAAAATCTGATCAGACTGGAATGCCGCGCTTCTTTGCCCCCCCGATGGCCACCCGGCAGCGAAGGACCCGCCAGCCGATGCACCAGGGCGATGGTTTAAATCGATGATCTGAGCGAGCGACGCCGACGACCGGCGACCGCATCGATTTAAATCCATCTTTCGCGGCCATCGAAGGCGGACACTGGGGGCTCCCCCTAAAGGGGGAGAGCCTACCCGTGCTGCCCGCCCCACTCGGCATGGCAACCCGGACTGTCCGCCCTTGTCCGCCCCTTTGTCCGGGCTGTCCGCCTTAGTCATCGAGGCCATCGCCTTCGCCTCCATAGATGTAATCATTCAGTGGGTTACGCGACACAATGAAGTCGTCACGCACGATTGTCCGCCCCTCCCTGGCCAGTTCCGCACTTGCACGCCTGAAGGCCCGCTTTCGGTTCTCTATGTCCTCTGAGCCCGATACGGCGCGGCCTGCGACGCATGCGTCACGCCATTCCTGCTCAGTCACCTTGACCCGGACAGACCCGGACAAGGGCTCGTTGTCCGCCCCTTGTCCGGCTTCCAGTTGCTTCAAAGCATCCAACGCGGCGACAGCGGACGGCGAGAGCTTGGCGACAGGCTCAGGTGATGCGCTCAACTCATCGACCAGGGCAGCCGTGATCGGATCGCCGTCCTCATCCTGCCCAAGGGTTTCGGTGCTGATGGTGAAAGCGATGTCGCTTTCGCATGACCCGTTGCGGTTCTTCGTCAGCTTGGCCCGAACTACGCCAGTCTCATCTTTCGAGACGTGCATACCCATGAATAGGGCTCCGTTCAGCAGGCTGCTCCCGCGCGGCGTCTTGCCCTCGGCTTTGGTGTCGTGGTGAATGAGGATTACAGCAGCGCCCCATTGAGCGAGCATCTGCGCGACGGCAACGACGCGGCCCATCCCTTCGGCGGTGTTTTCCTCAAGCGCGGGAAATGCCATCGCGAGCGTGTCGATGAAAACCAGCTTAGGCCGCTGCGCTTCCACCGCTTCCAGCAAAGCAGCGAGGTCGGGAGAGTCCTTCACAAGGAGATCGCTGACGCCATCCACCAAGGTGAAGTCTGGGGCGTCACCGTGGCGCATCTTGAGCGCTGTCACGCGACCTCGCATGCCGTGAGCATCTTCAGCAGCCACATAGAAGACCTTGCCGGCCTTCGACCGCATTCCGAAAACCTCTCGCCCTTGCGCCACGGCATATCCGATGTGGGGGCCTATGTACAATGGAGGTAAGGGAGCCAATTGGCTAAGTAAAGACTTCCCGGCGCCTGGTGCCCCGAAAATGGAGCTGATGTCGCCAGGCGCAATCAGACCCTTCAGGATGTAACCGCGCGAGGGTGTCGCCGCACATTCCGCTGGCGAGAGGAAGGTCAGTCGAGAGGTGCCCGCCGGCACCTCCAGCTTGAGCTTGGCGCCCCATCCATGAGCTTTGGCCAGATCGAAGAGCGACCCGATGCCGACCGACCGACCTCGCGTGTCGACAAAGCTACGCCATGTGCGACGTTGATCCTTCAGATCGAACTTCTCCGATCCGCGTGACCATTCGGCCCAGACGTCGAATGCCTCCTCACCGCCCCGCCCTTCAGCATGCAGCGCCATGCCGATGCGCAACCAGTCCTCGCGGTCATCGGCCGGGATATGCCACAGCGCGTCTTTGATCCGCTCCCATTCCGGCGTGAGGAACGCGGACAGGTCGTCCTCGTCATCTTCCATGGCCACCGGCGCAATCGATGCGATCTCGGATAGCAGGTCGATATCATCGGACGATGGGCGGCCGTATCGGTCCAGAGGTTTGATGTCGGCTGCCGCGTCGATCGGCCGCCCGTCTACCAGATGCACCGCATGGGCATCGCCATTGCCGACGGCGCCAAAATAGTAGGCTTGGGAACGGGTGAACGACTCCTTGGCCAGAATGCCGCCAAGCGCTCCATTCAGACGTTCGGCCAGGTGATCTCGCTGCTCTGGTGAAAGGGCGGCGGATGCGGGCGCCAGAACGCGCCAGCGAGGGGCTGCATCCGTGTGCGACGGCGTCGTATAAACCAGCGCCGCAAGATTGGCCGCCTTGAGCATCGCACAGGCTTCGGCGACGCTCACTCTTTCAGCGTCGTAATCACCCTCGACGCCATCAACCTCGATCAGGTTGAGGTCGCTGCGGAGAGATCCTTTCAGCGTCCGGACATTGCCGAACGACGCCAGCTTCAGCCAAGGCAGCTCCGCCTTGGATGTGGCGCGCGTCTGACGAACCAGGTTCGCGAGGTCACGCAGGCTCATGCTGTCTCGACTTTGCCGCGTCGCTCCCGCCGTCTTGAACTTTGTCACCGTGAGCGGGCGATCCAGCGGCGACAGATCGGCGGTTTGCAAATCCGCGAGAAGGTCATATAATTCGACCTGAAGCTGCCCAGCTTCCTCAGCTATTGCGACGCCGTTCCGGGGACCAGCCGGGGCGGCGTTTCGCGTTTCCGGTGGTCCGCTGGACCTGTGACTTGGCCTAACAAACTCGAGCAAATCCGGCAGGGATTCGGTTGGGCTTTCTGACCTAACTGATTGAATTGACACAGGCGTTTTTGCCT